AGCTAGTGCAGTAGCAACACCGGTACCAAGTCCAGATACACCGGTAGAGATTGGAATAGATGCTGTAATATTAGATGCTGATGTAATTCTTCCATAAGCATCTACAGTGTATGATGGTATGGTTGAAGCTCCGCCGTATGTACCGGCAGCAACACCAGATGTTGCAAGATCAACGAATACAAGTTCATTACTTGAGGCATCAACAACATTATTGGCCCAAATTCTAGTAGTGTTATTGCTTGTAACAGCAGCAATCTTAGTATTGGCCCAGTTATTAGCAGCCGCAGCGACACCAATAACACCAATTTCAGATAGTGTCCAAGAAACATCGGCAGTGCCATTGAATGTCTTGCCAGTTGAACCAACAGTTAGGGTTCTGGCAGTTGTCAATGATCCAGCGGAACCAGTTGTGTTCTGGTTTAGAGTTGGGAAGGTACAGTTTCCTAGGTTACCACTTGATGGTGTACCGAGAGCACCACCATTGGTGACGAATGCTCCGGCAGTACCTACAGAGGTAGCTAGTGCAGTTGATACACCAGTTCCTAGTCCAGATACACCAGATGAGATTGGAACAATCGATGTAACATTAGCTGATGATGTAATACGACCGTAAGCATCGACTGTAAATACTGGAGTAACAGTAGCACTACCATATGTGGTTGCTGTAACACCTGACTGAGCAAGGTCAATGAATACAAGTTCATTGCTTGATGCATCGGTGGTATTGTTAGCCCAAATTCTTGAGGTGCTATTACTTGTAACGGCACCAATCTTGGTATTAGCCCAGTTATTAGCACTGTTAGCCATTCTACCGGCTAGTGTATTGGCACTAACTGCGGTAAGCTGAATGCTTCCAGCGGCCCAAGCATTAGCACTCTCAACATGGGTATTGGTTGCAATACCATAGTTGCCTGTACCGTCATTAAGTGTCCATCTGTTTAAGGTTTCGTTCCATAGAACAGAGACAGCATTTGAAGTTAGACCACGATTAACTTCGATACCAGCATCTTCTGTAGGAATAACAGAACCGAACCAGTCAGCGTTTAGAACAATGATATTATCGCCAACCATTAGTGTTTGTGTATTGGCGTATGTTGTCTGTCCAGCGATGACAAGGTTGCCAGTTACGGTAACATCGCCACTAATTGTACCACCTGACTTGGTGTAGAAAGTTGCACCAGCATGTGAGTTAATAGAGTTAGCCCATGCATTTGATGATGCGCCAACTGATATTGCATATGCATTACCGGCTGCTCCAACTGCTACAGTGTATGAATTACCGGCTGCGTTAACAGCAAGCATATAACTATTACCAGATGATCCAACGGTGTTGGCCCAGGTATTTGATCTTGCTCCAATTGTATTAGCCCAGCCATTAGCGGCTGCAACCATAGATTCTGAAACTTGGTTCTGATTTAGAGTTAAGTTCTGAATCTGTGCGTAAATTGCTGAATTGACGGTGTTGGCCCAACCATTAGATGCTGCACCAATTGATACTGAGTAGTTATTACCGGCAGTGCCTACTGTATTAGCCCAGCTATTAGATGCTGCACCAACGGCTACTGTATAAGAATTACCAGCAGCACCAACGGCTACTGTATAAGCATTTCCTGCGGCTCCAACTGCTACAGTATAAGCATTACCTGATGCATTAACGGCAAGCATATATGTATTGCCGGATGAACCGACTGACTGAGCATAAGCATTACCTGATGTACCTACAGTGTTGGCCCATGCATTTGATCTTGCACCAATTGTGTTTGACCAAGCATTAGCAGATGATCCGACAGCAATAGCATAATTATTACCAGCTGTTCCTACAGCAATAGCATATGCATTAGCAGATGATCCTACTGCTACAGTATAAGCATTGCCGGCAGCGCCAACAGCTATAGAGTATGCATTAGCAGATGATCCTACTGCTACTGTATAAGCATTTCCAGCGGCTCCAACGGCTACTGCATAAGAATTTCCTGCGGTTCCAACTGCTACTGTATAAGCATTACCAGCGGCTCCAACGGCTACAGAGTATGCATTTCCTGATGAGCCTACTGTATTAGACCAAGCGTTTCCTGATGCTCCGACTGCTACAGTGTAAGCATTACCTGATGTACCTACAGTATTAGCCCATGTATTGGATCTTGCACCAATTGTGTTTGACCAAGCATTACCAGCAGCGCCAACAGCTACAGTATAATTGTTTCCAGCTACGCCAACTGCTACAGTATATGAGTTACCTGATGTTCCTACTGTGTTTGACCATGCATTACTTGATGCACCAACTGTATTTGACCATGCATTAGCAGAAGCACCGACAGTGTTAGACCAAGCATTGCCAGCAGCGCCGACTGCTACCGTATAAGTATTACCAGCGACACCTACAGCGACAGTGTATGAGTTACCAGCAGCACCAACGGCTACTGTGTATGAATTTCCTGATGCTCCGACTGCTACAGTATAAGCATTACCTGATGTGCCTACTGTATTGGCCCAAGTATTTGATCTTGCGCCAATGGTATTGGCCCATGCATTTGCGGATGCGCCGACAGTGTTAGACCAAGCATTACCAGATGCTCCAACAAAATTAGTATAGACATTGCCTGCAACACCCACTGTATTAGACCAGGCATTGGCTGATGATCCAACAAATACTGTATAAGCATTTCCTGCAACACCTACTGTATTAGACCATGCATTACCAGCAGCACCAACGGCTACTGTGTATGAATTTCCTGAGCTACCGACTGTATTAGCCCATGTGTTTGATCTTGCACCAATTGTATTGGCCCAAGCATTAGCAGATGCACCGACAGTATTCGACCATGCATTACCAGCAGCACCAACGGCTACTGTATATGAATTTCCTGAGCTACCGACAGTATTTGACCAAGCGTTACCCGAATCGGCTACTCTATCGATATAAACATTGGCAGAAGAAGCTAGATTGTTTGCCCATGCATTGGCACTAATAGCAACGCTGTTTACCTTAATCATGGTAGCGTTTGCTAGAGTGAATGTATTACCTACGACACGAATACCAGCAACATTAGATGATACTGTGTCGAGAACATTCTGAGAGGGGATAACATCAATGTAAATGATTTCGCCTACATTGATTGAGGCCGTGGTTCGAACAGATAAACTGTTAGAACGAGTTTGGGCTGTATTACCACTGTATGCGTAAATAATCTGATTTGTTTTGATGCGCCATTGATCAAATGTGTCAGTGAACGCTACGTTTGGTAAGTTGGCCATTTACTTTACGAGTCCCTTTAGTAATTCTTTAATTTCGTTTATGTCTTCTTTTACCGTCTTCATATCTTGCTGTAAAGTATCTACAGCCATCATTCTTTGCTTGTTTCGCTTGTATGCATTTAAAGCATCGGTATCTCTATTTATAAGTATTCCTTCAGAGACTTTATAGAGACCCGGAACTTCTGTTTTCTGTTCTTTATTTGTCATTGTCTATGCACCCGTGAAATTCTGCAACTTTGCTAAGTAGCTTCGCCCATTCTTCATCAACACCTTCGATGTTGGTTATCTGGCTAGGTGGTATAGCATACTCACCGAGAGTGATATGATGGTCGGTAATTACTATGTCAACATCAAAACCTAGAATAGCAACTGCTCGTCTAGTAACAATGTTGTTAGAGTTGATCTTAATGTTACCTGATAAATCAGCATCGCCACAAACAATTGCTGAACCATATACTTGCGAATGGTTTCTCACCTTTGCATCTTCATAAACTTCGGCATCGCCGTAAATCATTGCATTGTTACAAACTACTGCATTTCCATATACTTTAGAGTTACCTGATACTCTTGCACTGTTTGTAATAGTGGCATCGCCATATACTCTCGCCTTATCATATACTCTTGCATTACCGGAAACAACAGCATTTCCATACACTCTTGCATCTTCGCCAATGAAACAATCTTCATCAACTTTGGCAGTGTTAGCAACCCATCCTTTTCCTTTTGGGTGTCGATGGGCTGCTACTAATCCGTTGCCATCTTTGAAATCAAATAGTGTTTCATCAATATCAATTTCAATCACTTCAACTTCACTCATATTATTCTCCAATTACATTTGCAATGCGATACATCTAATGTCGGCAACTCTTGGCACGATTGCTGTATCAGTTACGCCAGGATCTAGCAGTAGTCCAATCTTAATTGAGAACTGCTTGTAGCCTTCGAATATAGCACCAGTTGATGATGTATATGCGATTGCGCCGCCTGTGCCAGTCATGTTTGCACCAGGAATCTTATACTGATATTCTTTCCAATCATTTCTGCTTGTTTCAGAAATTGTTGAGAAGTTAAATTCGCCAGTAAGTTTTTCTAGTTCAATCCAAGGTCTATCTTCAAATGAAGTAGAATCTTCACGATGCTTGAACTTTACCCATACCTTAATATCAGTTCCTCTTGGACGAAATGCTGAGAGATAAATTCTCAAATCTTCTGCGTCTTGATCATCAGCTAGTGTTACGGTTTTTGAAATATACTTATTGAGCATATTTCCGCCGTCAGGACTTGTCTCATTTGTATAGTCACTACTAATGATATTATCAGTTGCGACAGCATTTGTTCCGTCGATGTTGATAATGGGCGAAATAACATTTGATGTGGTTGTCATAGAAATATGAACATTCATTGATCTATTGACACCACGAAGTCTTTCATTTGAAATAGAAAGAACTGTTCTTTCGTTCAAATAGTTAAGCTGCTCACCAGGTGTCATTGCCTTTGTGTTTCTTGTAAAATCAGACTTTGATGTTGATTCAATCTGATAAGAAACAGATGTTCCATTAAACTTGATAACATCTGGGTCATAAGTTGCAGTAGAATAGTCAAAGTTGAGCAATTCATTGATAGTAGCATAGAATGTGGAATCACTAATGCTTCTAATTACCTGACCGACAACAAAGCCACCAGATGCACTTGAGAACTCTGCAATTGTTCCGGATTCACCTGGTAGAGTGTAAACGCTAGTTAGTGTACCGAAGGCAACCTGAATGTTCTCTAGAACTCTAGTGAACTTAGCAGTATTGGCTGAATTGAATACATTAACTGTTCCAGTTGAGAAGTTGGTGAAGCCAGTTAGTGTAACAACTTTTCCGCTAACAGATGCAACAGTACCTTGTGCAACAACGGTTGCACCGGACAACTTCTTAATGATATCGCCAGGAACAATGTTAGTTGTGCTATCTAGAACCAATCTATCAGGAATATGGAACATATCACCAAGAGCCGGTGTAAATTCTTTACTCATCGAAACAAGTCTAAGCTTATCAATTGGCTTGTTACCTAGTGTTGCGGTACCAAGTGAGTTTCTAACGAACTCCGCTCGTCTTAATCTAATGGTCATATCAACATCAGGTTCCATATCCCAGTTCATATTATTGTTTGTTGTGTAATATGTTCCTGTGTATGGACGGCTTGTTCTTCTAGCACCTGTATTAACATCAACCTCGCCTAGTTTGGCTGTCCAGATATAAGTATCTGGATCGGCTGCGTCAGAGTGAACAACGAATGCATATTGTGTATCATTGAACAAGAAAAGAGGATGATTAAAAGTTATTGTCAAGCCATTATCGATTCCGTTTGTAGAAATCGGGATCTCAATATTTTCAAAATGCTTTTCTGAACCAGGTACCTGATTTCTTGTAATGCCGCCGCCAGAGTCAATTTCTCTAACTTCAAACCAAATACCTCTTGAGGTTGAAGTTGACTTTCTTCCCACGAAGATAGTTGCGCTTGTTAAGAACATACCTTCTTCGTTGTTTGGTGTTTTTGCCAAGAATGAATAGGCAGAGCAAGAGCCCATGAAAAGCCACCATGGGAATGGAGGAGGTGGTGGTGGATCTCTTGGAACTGTTTCGGAATCAAATGTTCTTCTCTGTTCATCGACAGGCTTGGTTACATTTTGAACTGTTGGAATCTTAATAACAGTTCTTTGTTTAATCATCTTTTGTCCAGCAGCCGTAAATGTTGCTGATGCGCCAGTAGTAATAGACTCTGATGGATCATCTAGACTTACGCCTGATTCAGAAATAATAACACGGCTATCACCGATAATCATCTTTCTTTCACCAGTTCTAAACTGTCCCTGCTGTATTCTATAAGAGAAAAAGCACTTTCCATCTAGTCCAACAAAAATAGGTGTTCCTTCTGCCGGAAGATTACCTAAAGCAGCAGGAAGACTTGCTGTTACGAGGTTGTCAGTAATGTTAATGGATGAAATGAATACACCGTTAGCATCAACTGCCTGACTTAGTGCCTCACCTGGATTAACAGGACCTGATGAACCAAATCTATATGTGGTCAATGCTGTATTATACTGTGAGGCTGTTAGTGGGCGACAAGTATTAGATACAGGAATGTTATCAAAGTAAACCCAAATTCTTGCATTTGGTTTTAGATTTGATGCTTCACAGTAAATGACCTGAGGTCTGATATAAGGAACGATTTCAACGTCACGAACAGTAGCGTTCTGGACAATGAAAGAAGTCTGGTTGTTTCTTCCGTATTCGGTTCCTGTTCTATTCCAATCAATGTCAATAGCAATATTAACAGATGAATTTGTGTTATACTGATCAGCAGTTCTTCTAGCTGTAGAGTAGTCGGTGCCTTGATAGACAATACCACCACCAGCAGGGTTACGAACGGTATAAGTTCTGTTAGTTACATACCAATCATTCCATGTCGTGGAAATCTTAGTGTAAGTACCACCGAGATTTTGCTGTGTAACAAACTCTGGAGTTGTTAGAACTTCGTCGGCTAGGAATGTTGTATCGGTCCAGATATCTCTATCGGGAGTTAGTTTCAACTGTCCCAAGAATAGATATGAGGCTCTTTCGAGATTTCTTTCAGATGTTGCGACATTCTGATTTAAAAATTGCATTTCAGAGTAGTTTAGAATAACCATTCTATCTCTAGCAACAACGCCCGATGATCTAATCAAATCGAACATGAATGATTCTGAGGTATAGATTGGTCTATAGCTCTGTTCAACTGGATCTAGACACCACTGGCTTGATTTACCGTTGATGCTAAGTGTATCGTCTTTGAGTGAGTCAACAAAGATACCGTTTTTAAATCTATCAAGTCCGGCTTCGTCACGGACTGTTACGGTCGTTGCTGCCTTTTCAAGAGCATTCAATGTGGTGTAATATTCTAGATTCTCAATTCTATCTTGAAGAATACCAATATCACGCATCGTAAATCTATTGATCGCAGATGCCTTGGAGGCACATGATAAGTCTGATCTGCCCAGTCTATTACCGTAAGCTGGTGATAGTGATGGATAAGGAGGAATCTTCAATACAGATAGAGTCAACTTATCTGGATCAAACTTTGGTGTAATTGGTGTTAGTGATGGAACACCACCAACAACTGATAGTGATCCAGTCTTGTCTAGTGTAACAAGATCGATACGACCAAGATAGTTCTGAACATCAAATGTCAGAGGGTTCGATGGCATAGGAATCTTGATGCCCTGACTGACAAACTTAAATGTTGCCCAAGCAGCCTTAGGATATGTTGATATATATGCAATACCTGGATTTTCTGTTGCTGCTGATGGTAGAACCGCCGCAGTAGCAATGTTATTCTTGACAGGTCTAAAGTCTAGAACATTTCTTAGATCAATCAACTTACCGGTTGCAGTTCTGTATCTTGGAACATTCTCAGTTCTAATATTTGTCTCTGCATTGAATAGAGCATCATTGTCCTGAATAGGATAAGAATCGACAGAGAAGTAACCGCCAGTACCGGTAGCGGTATGATCAAAGTAATCCAACTCAATAAGAAGTCTATCGGTTGCTTCCATAGCTGATCTTGGTCTAATATAACCGTGATCATACATGTTATCTGTCTGTCCATTGTTGAAAATGAACGAAGATGTGACATCTGTTCCGCCAGTATTAGATGTTGGGTAAGAACCTGAGCCTTTTCTGATAGATTTAATTCTATAGATATCACTGAAACCTAGATTGATAGGACCAGTTAGATTAGGTAGAGTTGATGCATTGATCTTAACATATCTATTGGTTCTAAGAACCTTTGACATTTCACGAGCGGTAACTCTTGCTACTGGGAATGTAACAGCAGCGGCTACAGTTGATGAGAATGTTTCTTTAAGATCGATTGTCAATGATGATGGAGTTGTGGTAACTGATCTAACAGTGCCAGTATTAGCACCCTTAGTTGTTAGATCGATGATATCACCAACTAGATAAACCTTGGTTACTGTATTGCCTGCTAGTGCAGGAATACCTGGGCTGACGATCAAATCTCTGTTATTTGCAGATGCAGTTGTAACAGTATAAGTCAAACTGTTGCCAGAGAATCTAACCTTGTCACCAACATTCAATGTTAGGAAGTTTGTGCTTAGATCACCAAGAAGTCTGGTTGCACCCACAGTTCCGGTTACAGTTCCTGGAAGGCTGAGGTTTGTATTGGCTTTCAATACGAGTTTGATTTCTCTCTTATCAGCACTTGCAAGAGTTGTCGTACCATAAGGTAGAGTTTCAATACCTGATGGTATAGTAATTGACAGTAGACCAGTTGTATCAATAGCAACAGTGTTATCGATACCCTCAGTCTTTAAGAATGAGAATGATGTTGCAGATGTAGTTGGATCATCCTTATCTCTAACGCTCTTGGTTGATAGTGAACCAGTATCGTAAAGAAGATATGAATCCTGTGCTTGTAGAACAAATGAACTGCCTACAATGTCTGCCTTAGCGCCAGTGGCAGGCATATAGAACGATTGAACATTACCTGGACCATAACCAGAAACATATTGCACATCTGTTAGATAAAGATTATACTGAGCATCGTAGCCCTCTCTGCCATCAACATATTCTAGTGATAGAACTTTAGCATAACCAACTAGAGTTCCGGCAGCGGCACTAGTTGCTAATTTCTTATCAGTGATTGAGTTCTGTGCGGTATCATAAAGGTAAATAACAGCACCCTTGTTCTGCTCCCACATACCGATAACTTCATTAACCACAACATATGAACCCATGGTTGTGGTAATGATATGAGTATCGCTGGCTACATCAAGACCTTTTCTTGTTACAAGTTCCTGTGTAGTTTCATAATTGATTTCATAACCTTTGACATATGCAGTACCGGCTGATACAGAAACGGCTAGAAGCTGGTTATTACCGTTATCGTAACGACCGAAATTACTGCCTGTATTGTCATGCTCTCTAATCTGAACGGCCATACCACCTACAAGATAGTTGCCCGATTCATCAAAGGTTCTCTTTGCCATTTCATCGGCAATAATATTGTATTCTGGTCTATCGTTTCTTTCCGTTACGATACCATTTTCAATTCTAACAAGAGAAATAAAGTCCTGCTGATCAATCTGATCTGTTAGATTATATGTGTATAGAGTTGGTGAGATAGAAAATCTATCAGCACCAGGTGCGGCATAGTTTGATGATTCAAGAGCAGGATCGAGTAGTGAAGTATCTTCCTCAGAACTTACAATCTCCTCTGATAGAAGCATACCTACAATCTTTGATGGGTTTCTATTGTATCTTTCAATAATGATAGACTGCTTTGGAAACTTGATGAAATGGTTCTTAGCGAATATAACACCTTCTTCAATCTGAAATCTTGAACCGAAGCCAGTTGGACTAGAAGCAAGAGCAACGGCAGTTCCTACACTTGAATTAAGAACTTCGTTTGGCTGAAATACTTTAAGTGCTGAGTTGGTTGATGCTCTAGTGTAACGAACATAAAGAGTCTTGGTGTTAGTTGATGTTTGAACACCATCTAGAACATCAATAACAATTGCCTGAATACCAGTTGTGGCACCAGTTAGAACAACATTCTTAAAGTTATTGACATTTACTGTATTGTTTAGAGTATTAAGGTCTTTGATCTTAACATAATCGACAGCCGAACCACCAGATGCGAAGCCTTCACTTGTCTGAACTGAGAACCCACCAGGAAGAACAATAGAACCCTCACGGAACATGTGACGACCGAACCGAGTAACCTGTTCTTGAAGGATAGTCTGTAGCTGTGTTAGCTCACGAGCCTGGACGGCATAACCAGGCTTGAATAGAATGCGATAAAAATCTTTATTGAAATCATAATCATCATAGTAAGGACTTACATTGAAGTTAGTTGTCAATACAGTATTGGCTGCCATTTTGTTCTTTTCCTTTTAGAAACTTAATACGATCTTGAAGTTCTCGGTCTGGTTCGGATCTCGTTGAACTGGTTCTATATTATCTATGTATAATAGTTTACCTGAATTGGTTTCCAGTTCAGGCTGTTGTGTTACGGTGATTAGCTGACGAACAGCGGCTGATGAATAGCCTATCAATCTATCGTTTGTAGGTAGACCTTCAATACCGTATAGTCTAAGAGTATTAAAGCCATCCCAATCTGATACGATACCTCTGAATGATGAGGCTGTGAAAGACAACCCCTGATAGACAAACTCGTCCTTTTCATAGTTTACAGAAACACCAGAAACAGAAACGGTTGTTACTTGTGAGAATGTAGTATTCGTAAACGGAGTAGTTGATAGTCTTTTTGTTGGATCGGCAATAATAGCAACTTGTCTAAAGTCGTTAGCAACTGTTAGCTTGTTATTTTCAGATGCAGCGAGTTTAACAGAAATGATAAGATAAGAACCGCCTAGTTCTGTTACTGGGTCTGATCCGTGTCCACCTGGTGGAGGAATAACTGCTCTAGCAAATGCGCCCTGACCACCGCCGCCACTGATTACTACGCTTGCTCTGCTGTATCCGTATCCAGGATCATCGATAACGATTTCTGAAATATTATTAGCAGTTGTATTTCTAACAGCAAAAGCATTAGCATTGAAGCCGTCACCAATAATACGAACATTGATATTAGATGAGGTATAATTAGCACCTCGGGTAACAACTCTAATGTTACTAATAGTTCCTTCGATGGTATTAGTCTGCACTGACCACTGTGTAGAGCCGTCGGCAATTGTTAGAGTCTTAACTGGAATAAAGTTTGCGGTAGTGAACTGTGTCTGTTCTTCTGCACTAATAGAATACATATACTTCCAAACATACTTGTCGGAAGTAGTGAATGGTAGAGAAGTAGGAGTGCCAGCAGGCTTTACGGTAGAAATACCACCATAGTTGTTAGACAAACATTTATAGACATGAAAATCGTCTGTCACAACATAGAATTTATTGTTAGCGGCAGTTAGAGCCGATGAATCCCAAAAGTCTTCATACTGATTCCAGATTTCATTTGGAGTCCAGTTATATCTAGGAATACAATGTCTGATATCATTACCAGTGACTTTCTTACCACCAAGCATGTTCTTATAGATATCAACAATACTTGAAACGGAAGTGGTTGGAACAGGTGGATTAGTATCAGATGGCCATGGAGATGTTTTGCCAATTGTCATGTATAAATTGGTAACATTCTGAGCCACAGATGTTTTGAACATCTTGGCATTATGAATTTCAAGGTCTTTTGAATGTGAAGATGGCATTACTATTCTCTTATTAATTTAATTGTATTATTTAGCATCATTTGTCGGAGGGTCCCATTCCTCATCTTTTACTATCTCTAGCATTTCTTCATGAGTATAAGGACCATCGGTATTCTTTAGTTTAGATACGAAGTCTGGTTGATCGCCAATCCATTTGATAAATGTCTTTTTGAGGTCTTTAGTGTATCTTAGATGTTCAACAGATGTTTCCAGAATTTGCTCGAAATCAACTTTCTTTAATTCTGAAACAGGTAGTATCAGATAGTTTCTATCTTCCATTATACACCAAATCTTTCTCTATCAGTATTGAAGTTTCGTTTAACTTCGGCTGCCGATAGCACACGGTTATAAACTCTCATGATTGAAATTCTACCGATTAGATAGCTCCAACGATAAATGTCGTTATATGCACCAGATGCACCGACAGATACACCACTATTATTTGTAGCAATAGTTCCTGCCAGTGCTGACGAAGCAACTAGAGTATTATTGACATATAGTCTTTGTGCGCCTGAGGTATATGTTAGCGCAATGTGTGTCCATCTATTGCTTCTAATATAGTCTTCTGCATTAAAGCCTGGACGAACAGCCGCATAGCCAGGAGGTGGCACTCTAGTTGCTGTTAGTGAGGCCGCCTGTTGCCATACACCATTAATCTTAGCATTGAATACTAGATCACCCAATAGATTAAATTCTAGTGAGTATTGACTTCCGTTGGCACCCTTCTGGAAAATTACAGCGTTCTGGAATGTAGAAGGAACATTGATCCAAGTTTCTAGTGTCAAATTCTGTAGATCAAGAGTTGTGCTATTTGGGAATCTAATAACATCATTTAAGCCGTCGAAGC